AGAGGTTATGAATAAAATAGCATGTAGCCACCCAGGAAAAATAGGTGATGCAGTTTATGCATTACCAGCAATAAGAAAAATATGTGACATGACTGATTCTATGGCAGATTTTTATACAAGTGATTATTGTAGACCTTTAAGAAGATTGTTTGAATATCAGAGTTGTATAAGTGGATTTTATATTCCAGAAAACTATAGAATAGAAAGAATGGACATGGGTGTTCAACCATATAAATTACCCATAGATATTCAAGAATATGATAAAGTATTACAGATGGGATTCAGATGGGTGCCTGATAGAGCTATACCAGATTTTATAGCATTATCTGTAGGTATACCACTACCAGTTGTAGTAGAATATGAGTATCCAGAATTTCCTACTTTGGATGAACCTTATATAGTAATAGCTCCAAGAGGAGAAACATCTTATAAAGACTTTTTTAATATGGTAATAAAAACTAGTCCAATTAAATGTGTAGTAGTAGGAGGATTTGGTGATTATACAGGATTTGGAATAGACTTAACTGGAAAAGATTTATTGGAAACAACTACATGGATTGCAAAATCTGTGGGATTTGTAGGATTAATGTCATCGCAATTAGCATTAGCAAATGGGTTTGACATTCCAAAGATTGCTCCCCATGATGGAATACATTGGGATATGAGACACGTAGTATATAGCGATACTAATTTCTACCCAATCAATCCAACAGTAAATGAAATTTTTAGGATTTTAGGATTATAGGAGAGGTAATATGGATGTAAATTTATGTATACCAACTTTAAAAAGATATGATTTGTTGATGAAATGTTTAGAGTCAGCAGAAGCAGGAACGTTAAAACCAATTAAGTATATTATTATTGATAATGGAAATGGTTTAACACCTGAATCACTCCCTAAAGCATTTACAGATAAGATATACATAGTAAAAGTAAGACATAATTTAGGAGTGGCTAGGAGCTGGAACTGGTTTTTTGATAATGTTCCAGACCATATTCTACTTTGTAATGATGATATAGAATTTTATGAGGATTCTATTGAGAAATTAATGGCAGGATATGATGAAAACTTTTCAATTTATCCATCAGAAGGTTCAACATCATTCTCTTTAATGGCATTTCCAAGAAAGATAATTAATGATGTTGGTCACTTCGATGAAACATTATCTCCATATTATGCTTATTTTGAAGATAATGATTATCATTACAGGATGTTATTAAAAGGATATAACATAAAGGATATTCCTGGATGTAGAGTAAAGCATGAAGCTAGTGGGACTATGAAAGCATTTTCTCCCATAGAGTTATCCATGCATCATCAGAAATTTAGAGAAGCTAGGGCTAGATATTTAGCAAAATGGGGTGGTGAACCAGCCCATGAAAAATGGACAGTCCCCTTCAATGGAGTATCTCAATATGGCAGTACAAGAGAAGATAACACAGGATGAATGGTATCTCTATGAGATATTAAGACACCCTATTCTTTTCGGAGAATTTTATAGAAATATAGATGTTTTGAAACATGAAACTTTTGAATATTCTAAGTATCAAAGAGAGTATCTTTGTGACTTTAATCATTATGTTTCATTATGTTGTGGTAGAGCAGTAGGTAAAACTGTATCATTAACTGATTTTATTCTTTGGATATTGATAAATAACTTCTTTCCAAATGAATATATCATGTATACAGTTCCTAATAAAGTACATCTAGAACCTGTATTTAATAGTTTAATTAAATATCTTAGAAGTAATACACTTCTGAAGAATTTTATAGAGCCAAAAAGAGGAATCAATTCATCCAGCTATACTATTACATTACTTAATAATGCTCAAGTAATGTGTAGAATAGCTGGACAATCAGGAACAGGTGCAAATGTTATTGGTCATCACACACCAGTAATTATTCTTGACGAGGCTGGCTATTATCCTTGGGGGACATGGATTGAGCTACAACCTGTTTTGAATACGTGGGAAACTGGATTTAAAATGTGGGTATCAGGAGTACCAACAGGGTTAAGGGAAGAGTGTGTGCTATATCTAGCTGATGAAATTGAAGATAACTTTTCTCATCATAGAACATCAGCACATGAAAATCCTAGATATAGTGAACTAGATGAGGAAAAAAATATCAAGCAATATGGAGGAACAGAAAGTGAGGACTACATTCACTTAGTATTGGGAAGGCACGGTTCTCCTACCTTTGCTGTTTTTGATAGAAGATTGATGCAGATAGATAATTATCCAACCTATAGAATTAGTTTATCTGGTATAGATTATACATACAACGAAATCATCAGTCGTTTAGCCATGCTTCCTATGATTCCTTCACATGATTTGGTTATAATGGGAATTGACTTAGGTTACACAGAACCTACTTCAATCATGATACTTTATGAGAAAAATGGTATAATAAAGGAACACGCAAGAATAAATTTTTATAAAGTATCTTACCCTTTGCAAGAAAAGTTGATAGATTATTTAGATACAAAGTTTGGAAGACCTGAAGTAATGGGAATAGACACAGGTAATGAAAAAGGTGTAATTCAACACTTACTAGAAGATGATGCATATCTTCACAAAAATTATGTAAAAAGATTATTTCCTGTTTCATTTGGTTCTTGGATTGAATTAGGTGAAAATTCTGAAGGTGAAGAAATAAAAACCAAAGTCAAACCTCATAGTGTAACCTTACTACAAGAATATACTAACTCTCATAAGATTGTTTATACATCTACTGATATGGAATTAGTTACAGAACTTGAAAGAATGACTTACACTAAGACAGCTTTGGGAGAAGTAATATATAAAACTTTAACTCCTAAAGGTGGCAAGAGAGGTGAAGACCATAATACTGCAGCTATGTTGTGTGCTTCAGTAGCATACTTCATGCTTATAGAAGGACAATTATTTTCTAAGCCTCAAAAACCTTTAGCCAAAAGTAGATGGGTAATGTAAATTGGAGAAAACAATATGGATAATGATAAAGTTAAACTAGCTAAAAAGGCAAAAGCCGCATTTTTTATGCCACAGTCTAGTTATAGAAGTAATATTAGTGTTTGGGGTTCTAATCAGGTAGATAAATTATCATTTGAAGACCACGACACCTTTGTTAAGATTGTAAAAGATTGTAGGTTTTTCTTTAGACATGAACCTATCGCTACTACTGTTGTAACAAAAATGGTTGGCTTGGCTATTAATGATATTATTGTCCCACAGGGAAATATTACTAAAACTGAATTTCAGATTTATGACTCTTTGAAAAAAGATGTTATAAAATTCTTAAGAAAAGCTTCTTTAGAATTTCTGACTACAGGTTTAGTAGTTCCAGAAATAACTTTGGAAGTATTAAATAGAAAGCAGTTAAGAGAAAAAGGAATCCAAAGATTAGATTCACTTTATTACCCTACTAAAATGTGGCTAAGAAATTCACAAGATATTATAATTAAAAGACCATTTGTTACTGATGAAGAATCATATTTTCTTATGATACCTGATGATGTTGCTATGTTCTTTACTACAGGTGGAACATATGATGATGGTTCTAAGGATGTAGAATTGTATCAAGAAATTTCTAGACTATATCCTGAATTTGTAGCTCAGATTAAACGTGGTGAAAAGAAAGTTTTATTGGATAATCCTTTAATTGTAAAGTCTACAATCTTATCAGATTCTCAGTATCCAATTCCTTATTTATATCCTGGATTGGAATCATACAAACATAAAAGAAATCTAAGAAGAATGGACTACTCAATTGCTGCAAGAGTAATTAGTGCTATCCTGCACGTTAAAGCTGGTAATGATGAATATCCATTAACTGAGGACCAGGAGGATGTTCTTGACGATTTGGAAACTAAATTTCATTGGAGAGAAGGATTTAGTATGGATGATGTAGAAAGAGTATTTACTCTATTCACTAACCATACGGTAGAACTAAACTGGATATTTCCAGATGTAGAAGCATTACTAAATGATAAGAAATACGATGCTGTAAATAAAGATATTATCTTAGCATTAGGATTTCCTAGAATATTAATTACAGGTGAAACAGAACGGTCATTTACTTCTGACCCTGAAATTGCAACCTTGTCTCCCACTAGCACAATGGAAGCTATGAGAGATGACTTAATGCCTATAGTTGATAAAATATTCTATGAAGTTAGAGATAAAAATAATTTAAAAAGTGAATTACCAGAGGTGGAATTTAAACCAATCAATTTGTTAGGTCTTAGACTATTCTACGAAGGTTTAGGAAAGTTATATGATACTGGCAACTTATCTAGAGAAACCTATGCAAAGTCTTATGGAATTGATATTACAGAAGAGTTTGCTAAGAAACAAGAAGAGAAAGATATGCTAAAGAAGTATGGATTGGAAGAAGAAGTATTAGCACCTGGAGGTAAAGAACA